GCGGCGCGGTCGAGGCGTTGTTTGATGGCGCTGACGCCGATGAGCGCGCCGGCGAGGATGCCGAGCGCGTTGAGCGTGGTCACTATCGCGTCCACGTGCGGCCAGCCCCATGCGGGGCCGACCGTGTTGACGAACAGGGCGAGTGCGGGCAGGACGATGAGGCCGAGCCATTTGAGGATGTCGTAGACGCGGCTGGGGATGAGCCAGTCGGGCACGTCATGGGTGACGTCGGCCGTCTCGGGCCAGTCGCCCGTGTCGGGGCCGGGGAGTGTTTCGCCGGTGTCGGTCGTGTTTTTGCTGTCGGTCATGTTTGCTCCGATCAATAAGGGATGATGATGGGGTGATGCCGTCACCCGGTCAAGCGGGTGGCGGCATCTGTTGAGTCTCAGCGGCAGGTCACCACGTCGCCCACATAGTAGACGTTGATGTTGCCGGAGGGTACGGTGCAGCGGTTGACGCTGTAGCCGTGGGAGATGGCGAACTCCCATACCGTGTCACCGTACTGGATGGTCTTGGAGACCCCGTCGGACGGTGCGGGGGCGGAGCCCCCGCCGTAGGTGACGACATCGCCCACGTAGTAGCGGTTGATGTCACCGCTTGGCGTGTGCCATGCGGACAGGGGCCATGCGTTGTAGGCGACGGCGAGTCCCCAGATGGTCTCGCCCCACCGCATGACGTGGCTGATGCCACCCGTGTTGGTGTCGGCCGGGGGAGTGTTCGGCTGTGCGGGCGCGGCCGGTGTGGCCGGGGGCGTGGAACCGCCGGTGGGGTTGGCGTACAGGTCCCACTGCCATGCCTCGCCGCGGAACACATTGAGGTCGATGGGACTCCACGTGTTGACGACACCGGTGCCGCTGTACTGTCGCATGGCCTCACCGTACGCGCCTATCATCCACGGATTGGCCTGATAGCCGGTCGGGCTCATGTTGGCGTACTGGGCGATCCACAAACCGTACCGGTCGCGGATGTCCTGCGGAATGGTGCCGGCCACCGGGCCGGTGTACAGCAATGGGCGCACACCGCCGCTCAATCGTTCGCACTCACTCAGGAAGCGGCGTACCCAATCCCAATCGCCCCATGCGGGATTGTCGTCCATCTCCCAGTCGAGCGCCACGATGCCGTGACGCCAATAGTTCGACGTATTCCGGTAGAAGAATTGGGCTTCGGCCTCCGGGTTGCCTCCCATCGCGTAATGGTAGAGACCGAACTCCTTGCCGGATTCCTGCGCTTGGGCGATCATGCGGTTGGCGTCCGTGTTGACGCCGGACACGAGACAGTTGTTATACACCTGTCCCGTGCCCCATGTGGTGCCGACGACAACGAAGTCGGCCTGCGTGTTGGCGATGTCGATGCCGCACTGCCAGTTGGACACGTCGATGCCCTGCATGTCGGCCATCGCCGCCGGGGCGAACGCCATGGAGACCGCGGCGACGAGCGCGGCCAGCGTCATGCCCACGCGCCGGTGCAGGCGTCCGTGTTTGTGTTTGCTTTTGTCGAGGATATCCAAATTCCTCTCCTTCCCGCCCCGAGTCAAGGGGCAATAGAAAAGCCATCCCGAGATGGGATGGCTTTGAAAACCGGTGGAAAATCAATGCCTGTGCGCGCCAAAATTGAAGACGAGCAACAAGGCGAGCAGTAGCAGGTATATGCCGCCTGCGATCATGAGACGCGTCACTGCCGGTCCTCCAAATATTTTTCGGCGGCGTTGACTATCCAACATTGCGCGTCCAATTTCTCAAGCTTCGCCAACTCGTATCGGACGGCCTCCGAATGGTCGTGCGCTTGGTCGCCGTAGATCAGGCTGATGATCGTGTTCTTGATCGTGTCCCGGCAGAGCTCGTCCATACGGTCGTCGATCTTCGCCGTCCGCTCTCCCAAAGTCCGGGTTTTCGCGAAATGCTGGGAAAGCGGACTGTCGTATGGCAGGCGTTCGGGCCGCACGTGCGCGTACAGGCCGGTCGCCAGCGCGTCCAACGCGCCCGGCCATATCCTGAGCAACAGTGTGATGAGCGCGCACGCGCCGCCCACACCACCGAAACCAGCTAGAAAATTCTGCAACACATTGCATCTCCTTAAAAAATCAGTTTTGCAGTGGCATGAGGCCGCCGTACAGTGCGTACATTCTTGGGACGAGCTTCTTGTATTCCTTCCAATCCGCTTGTGTCATCAGATTGATTGCCGAGAATCGCAGCGGATGATTCAACGGACACTTCAACTGGATGAGTTGCGTGTAATCCAGTTGAAAATCAAAACCAAGGAATGTGTTTCCGCCTGTATTGTCATGAGGCAACAGAACTCCATCAGTCCATAGTTTGTTGGCTATGTAGCAGATACCATTCTCATACCATCTGCTACCTTCCGGCACTTGGGAAACCCAGAAGTTCAGATGGAAATCACCGGAGACCGGTTCGCCCAGTCGGATATCGGCACTAGGATTGACAGCGCCGCTGTTCGGCGTAATGAGTATGCCATCAGGGTCAACATGCCGCACGGTCGCCTCGTGTGTCGAGACGGCACCGTTCGGGAACATGAGGAGTGGATTCGGAATCAGATTCGTTACCAGGCTCATGCCACCACCCCCGTGAGGGTCAGGCGAGCGGCATCGTGTCCCCGGTGAAATATCCGATGCCGTCGAGCAGGGTCTTGTTCGCCTGATACTCGTCCCACGTGCAGATGAGCATACCGGTCACGGTGACGGTCGGATTGCCTGACTTGACGGAATAATACATTGACATCGGACTGGGAACGCTGGCGGTCACCGCGTATCCGACACGTTGGCTTGCACTGATGTCGCCATACGCTCTCATCGAGATAGTGCCGCCGGTGACGGTCACATAGGCGCTGACCCAATATTTCACCCCTGGCTTGTTCGGAATGGCCGTGATATCCACCCACTTGCCGGCTTTCAGGGTGATGGTCGAGGATGGGCGCGTGCATAGGTTCGTGACCATCACCGGGCATCACCGTCCCGGTGCGCGGCGTCAGCCGAGTGGCATGGTGTCGCCGGAGAAGAAGCGAGGATACCCCCCCCCAACGGCAGGGTCATACGTGTCGGCGCGTTCGATGAGCATATTCGATACCGCTATGTCACGGATCCCGTTTGGATGTATCTCGAATCGCAACTGGTGGTCGGTGATCTTGAATCTGTACAAGACATCCGATATCCCCCGCTTGAATTGTTCGGAAACCAAAAACCGATTAACGTCGGGCCTATCAGATGTCTGTATGATCGCCACGCCCGCGACGTTGTCTTCGCTGGCGTCCACTCTCATCGACAGGACGAGCGGAACGTTGAATGGAACCGTAACGTTGAAGCCATATCCGCCATTGCGTCCCGTGACGTGCAACGCATTATCGCGGACCGTCCCATTCGCGTCACCCCAATGGGCGATGTCGGTAAGCGGTCCGGCAAAAACAGGATTGGGGAAAAGATTAATCCTCTGCATGATTCTCCTTGTCGAGACTGTCGAGCACATCCTTGGGGATGAGTTTCATGGCCGCCTCGAGCTGGCTGGACAGGATCGCGATCTGCTTGTTGAGTGTGCCGATCTGTTGCGAGAGCTGGTCGATGACGGTGTTCGCGTCGGCTGGGATCTGAGTCAAAATAAGTCTCCTTCTAATGCGAATCCCAACAATCCGATTGGATTGCAGGGGTTGAAAGACTGGATGAAATAGTGGTCAGTCGGCGGCGGTCATCGTGTCGATACGGGTCACTGCCTTAAGCTCTTCGAGCGTCAAAGTGCGTCCGAGATTCGTCTTAACATCCGTGACTTTGACGGATGTGCCGGAATCGTCGAACGTGGCGAGCACGCCGCGCTGATAGTCGCGCCACGATTCGCCCGTCTGGTCGGCGGACGAATACTCGAATCCGAGTCGGCACAGTTCGGCTCGCAGGCTTTCCTTCGGCGGACGCAGGTCGAGCACGCCATCCGCCGCCGGTCGTGCGCCGGATTGCGTGGCCTGTCCACCGGACCCGGTGTCGTCCGACCGGGCTTGCTGGACGTTAGATGCTGTCATGATTACTCCTTTGCTGTTGTGTTGTCTCCCTTTTTTCGCCGGTCATCCCGGCGGAGTCGATGCGCGTGGCCGTCCGTCCGGCCCGCGTCAACGCCGATGGTCGGTCAGATAATCGATCGACTGTCGGCGGAACCGGTCGCGCTGCACGGCGATGCGGTCGGCCACGCCGGCCAGCGTGGCGGCGAGCCGACCGTCCGCATCCTCCATGACGGGCATCGCGTCCAATCCGAGCAGGCGACGGGTCTCCTCGCGACCGTCCGGCGACAACGCGCCGGACGCCGTGAGCACGGGATGCAACGCGGCCATGCGCGTCTGCTGACGGTCCGCCAACTCGTCGCGCTCCACCTGCTCGTAGGCGCTGGTCCAAGCGTTGCGCCCGGTGGCCGGGTCGATGACGCCCGGGTCTGACCTGTTCGTCCGGACCCGTATGATCGCCGCGACCGTTTCCATGTCCGTGTCGCAGCCGAGGAGCTCGCCCCACGAGGCGATCGCGTCCAACGGGATGAGATGACGCGTCCCGTCGTCACCGGTCACGGCCAACACGTCACCGTAGATGTTCGTTTCCACCACGCCTCCTACTGTTTGGCCAGGATGGCGAGCAGCTGAGTGCCGTATGGGATGTTGACGCCGTTGCCGACGCCACGCGCCCACAGGCCGCAGCCGCTCGCCGAATCATTGTTCGAACCGACCATGACCGACCCCATTGCGTCGGAGGAGACATGCGCATGGTATAAGCCGTATTTGGCCGGGGAGGCATACGTGTACGTCTGCGTCATCCACCCTTCGCCGCTCATTATCCCGTTACGAAAATAGGCTGTCCGGAACGTTCCGCGCCCCGCGCCAAACAGGCCGAGGAACCCGCCGAGGTACAGATACCCGGAGTTGATGTCCGCACTTACGCCGACGCTACCGTTCGGATCTGCCGCCGAGAGTTCGGCGGATGTATGGTATTTGGACGTCGGGTCGGCCTCCAATACCAGTTGCGCTTTACCGCTCTTGCTGCCTTTGGAATAATCACGGTAAGCGGCTAGGAAGGCTTCGCCGGTTTTGGTGGCGTTGTCCGCCTCCTTGTATTCGCCCAAACGCATGAACGACCCCGGATCGGTGTCGCTCAACCGGCCTCCGTTGATTACGATGGCGGAGACATCGCCCTTGTAGTTGGTCCGGGACTCCGACGCGATGTAGGCGTCGCGACCGTCGCGCCCATGCCTGAATTCGATGCCCGAGCCCTCGGTACTGTCATCGCTGCCGATTGTCGACTGTCTGAACGTCGGTGAGACTCTGATTCGACGGCCGGTGAGGGCCGTCTGGAACGTGCCGGTCAGCAGGTTGTTCGCGCCCTCGCCGTCCAGATGCACGGTATGGTTCCGCTTCGAGTCCCACATGTCCAGCGCGTTGCCCTTGAGCTTCCAACCCGTGTTGTCGGCGGTGCTGGACTGGACGACCGGCGCGTTGATGACGGTGCTGGTCATGACTCCCGCGTTGACGGTGGGCGCGGTCAGGGTGCCGTTGGCGAGTATGCCGCCGTCCATCTTCAGGTTGCCGTTGGTGTCCAGCGCGAATTTCGCGTTGCCCGAGGAATCGTAGCCGACGAGTCCGCCGCTGGTGAGCTTGACGCCCCTGTTCGCGGCACCCGTGGTCTGTATGATCGAGCCGGTGACGGTCACGCCGGAGAGCGTGCTGCCGCTGGTCAGCGAGCCCTTCATGGTCACGCTGCCGTCCATCGAACTCGCGTACAGGGTTATGCTCCCGTTGGCGTCCTTCAGCACGAGGCCGGCATCGTTCCACAGCATGCGCCCGTTCGTGGTCGTGATCGTCGAACCGGTGACCTGGCTGGCCTTCACGGTGCCGACGAGGGTCACGCTGCCGGTGGCCGAGTCCGCCGCCAGCGTGCTGGTGCCGGAGGCGTTCTTCAGAACGATTCCCGCGTCGTTGATGGTCAGCCTGCCGTTCGCGGTCCTGTAGACGGCGCTGGTGATCGTGCCGCCCGTGATGGTCGGCGCGCTCATGCTCGCGTCCGACACGATCGGCGCGTCCATGGTCAGCTGCCATTTGCCGCTCGAATCGCTGGCGAAGCTCAGCAGGTACCGGTTGCGGTAGCTGAATATGATGCCCGAGTCGGTGATGGTCACGTTGCCGCCCTCGGTGCGGTACGTGCCGCCGACGATAGTGCGGCCGTGGAAGAACTCCGCGTCCACAAGCTGCGCGGTGATCGAGCCGGTGGCGATGATGTTGCTGGCGACGAGGTTGAACTCGTTCCACTGCGTGCCGTCGAACTGTCTCACGGCGGTGACGCGCGAGCTCAACGGCACGAGCACGCTCGCACTGTCGTTCGCCGCGCCCTCCCAATACGTGTAGAAGTCCGCCAGCAGTGAGGTGCTGTTGTTCGCCTCGCCGAGCCAACGGGTCCAGTATTTCTGGGTTACGAACCAGAAGTCGCCGGCCCTCACCGTGTTCGACTTGTCGTTGCGCGGGTCGTCGGGCCCCTTGAAGATGGAGTGCATGCCGTCGGCGGTCTTCTGCGCGTTGACCGCGTTGTCGTAGGCGTCCTGGGCCTTCTTCTCGGCCTCGGCCAGCGCCTTGTCGGTGGCGGCCTTGTTCGCGTTGATCGTCTTGTTCGCCGCCGCGAGGTCGTCCGACACCTTCTTGGTGGCGGCGTCCTGCGCCTTGTCCACTGAGGCCTGCGCGTTCTTGTTGTCGGTGATGGCCTGCGCGTTCTTCGACACGTCGGCCCTTATCGCCGCGTCGGCCTTGTCCTGCGCCTCCTTGTTCGCCTCGATCCGCGCGCCGGTCTCGGTGAGTTTTTTGTCGACCACGGCGACCTGCTGGGCCGCGTCGTTCTTCGCCGCCGCCAGAATCTGTTCGGCGCTCTTGTTCAGATCCTCCTGCGTGAGCACCGGGGCGACCTTGACGCTGGCACCCGCGCTCCACGCCGACTTGTTGCCGGAATGATCGACGCTCCTGAGCGCGAACCACCATGTGCTGTTCAGTTCAAGCCCGGTCACATGGCAGTAGCCGTCACGCGCCACGCTATCCCGGTATTTCCAATTCCCGTTCGAATCGGAAATGCCGACCTCCACGTGGTCGAAGTCCAGCTCCATGCCGCCGCCGGCATTGTTCCTGCCGTCCCACTGCACGTCAACCACACCGAGCTTGCTGGTGAGGATAGGCTTGGACGGTATGCTCGGCGGCGTCACGTCACTGGCCACCAAAGCCACGACCACGTTCGACCAGTCGCCCAATTTGTCTGAATACGTTGGCACGGCCCTGACCCGGAACTCATAGCGTTGCCCGCATTCCAAGCCGCCGATGCCCAACGTGAGCCGCTGCGCGTCAGTCACGCCACCGGAAACCCACGGCGCACCAGCCGTGCTCTTGCGATACTCCACGCGGTAGCCCGAAATGTCGATGGCGGTGTCATCCGTCGCCTGAGAGACCGCGGCCCACTGCAGGGTAGCCAAACCCAAAGCCGTACCACGGGAGGAGATATAGGCGTCGGTCTGCACCACCAGACCAGTCACGGCCTTCGGCGTCCGATGGTCTTTTTCCGGAGCGGGCAGGCCACCACCGGTGCCGCCGTTGATGGCGCCACCGGTGATGCCCTGCACTCGTTTCGCCTGACGGACGGTCGCATCGTAAACCTTGTCGTTCAACACGACCGAAGCTTTGAACTGATTGGATTCCAAGCTCAACGTGACCTGCTGGACACGCACCTTCTCCCCATGCATGACAGTGGGCGCGGTGATCCAATCACCCGGACGGTAATCGACAAGAGGAAGGCTCGGCGCATCATTGACACGCAGCGCCCTCGTGTACTGTCCGTGTACGCGCGCCGCAGTATCCAGAGTGGACTGCATGTACAAGGCGGCGGTATCATCATCGCTGATACCCTGCTGGGAAAGATACGTCTCCCACTTGCCCCAAGGGGAAGGCGCTGCGGGATTATCCCTCGTGAAAGCCTTGTTGTTATCTCCCTGCACGAGAATATGCGAGGCCAATGCCTCGATGCTTTCCTCTTCCGGGGCTTCGAGCACGTCATGCGCCAATTGGACGGAGATGCGGCTCAGATCACGGCATAATGCCGTGGAGTCCATGTTCCAGATTTTCAATGTCCGCTTGTCGAAAGCCCAGTCGCAAATCTTGTTGCCGGCGAGATTCGCCAACGCGGTGAGACTGCTGATGCCCGGCGTGTAGGCAAGCGTCATGACGCTCTTCCACGCAGCGCCCGCCGAATCCCTGCCCGTGTCGAAACCGCAGGTGACGGGGATACCGCCACGGGTCTTGTTCTCATCAAGGAACGTGCGCATGACCAGACCGGCAGAGGCCTTCTTGAACACACGCTTGCCCTTATCGTCCCCGTCACCCTCCAGATGAGCGAGGTCGAGCATGAGCGCCTTGTTCAACAACCATGCATAGGAGGGGCAGGTGAACGTCACCGTATCCGAAGAGTCCAAGGCGTCACGACTGCGGGAGATGAGCACGAAACGACCGTTCAACGGTTCCAGCCATTTGCCGCCATCGGACACTTCGACCGCGATTTCCAGACCGGTTTCGAGCTTGCGTTCAAGAATCGACCCATTCAACGCCTTACGGGAATACTCCAATCGGAGCGCGCCCGTGTCATCGTGCAGGAAACTCGCGGAAAACGAGGACGGCTGGGGGAGCAGGCCCAGAGTGTCACCGTTCGGCTTGTACGCTTTCAAACGGATGGAGAGGTTCTTCATAAGTGCCTTCCCGTCACCACCATGCGCGTCGCACATGCATGAGCGCATCGCCCGTCGCGCCCGTGGCGGTGACCTTCAATCTGTAAAGTTCGGAAACGTCTGGCCATACCTGCAGGATTCCTCCCGCCGGATAATCCAAACCGGTGGAAACATCCGTGCCGGTCGGAGTCCAGGAGTTCGCATAGTCGGAACGCCATGCGCGCATGATGTCGGGCCGGATATAGAGGGGTTTCGCACTGTCCGCCGCACCGGTCCAGCTGATTCCAGTGTTCGACGTGGGGTCGGTCAGGGAGACGGAGGTGACGGTGCTGGGAAAACGGAACACGATGTCCGTCAACGGGGCGTCGCCCCAGAAACCGTCGCCGGGGATACCATCCTCGAACAGTAGGCTCTCGGAATTGTTGACCTCGCCGCGCCACATGGTGATGAAATCCGCCAACAGTGAGGTACTGTTGTTCGCTTCTCCCGACCATCTCGTCCAGAATTTGTTGATGGTGACAGGTCGGGGGAACACGAGACCGTCCTTGTTCAACGACAACGGACGATCCCAATACTCCGGTTCATGCCACCACACGTCGGGCATGGCGAACTTCGCGGTGAACGACACCAGATTGTTCGGATGGGAACTGTCGTCATCGGCGGTCAACGAGGTGAGCTCCACCCGCGTGGACTGCTCCACACCGTCCTTCACCCGAGTGAGAGTGAGATTCGGCATGGAGCATAATCGCATTATCCGGGAAGACTCCTCATACACTTTCGGAGTGAATGCGTCCACCTTCAACGTGATCTCACGCTCCTCGAACACGGGCGGAACACCGAGGTTCAAGGTTCCGCTCACGCCGGGCACCGTGGCGACCGTTCTACGGGTGCTGATGCCCGGCATGAGCGTGGAGCCCACGATGACCAGACAGTTCTCCGTATCCAATGCGACCCCGTTGAGCTTGTAGGACATGGTGGAGAGCATCGTTTCCTCCTACTGCAAGAGACCGAGACTCGCGTACTGGTCGAGCTTGTTGTTCTTCTGAACCTCGATTGGTGTGACGCTCGGATAGATGAACGTCTGGTTGTACGTGTCGCCCGAACTGGTTTCGATGGGCATCGACCAGCCTCCGGACTTGGAACCACCGTTCAGCCCACCGGAGGGCATGGTGATCTGGCTGGTGCGCCGCGCATCCGCGATGTACTTGCTTGGAATGCTGCCGGTCGCGTTGATAGCGGCCATGATTCCCCTGCCGTACAGGGATTCCATGCTTTGCACAGCGGCCTTGCGCACCACGTATTCGCCGGTGCTCACGTCCGTGTAGGCGTTCAACGGAACCGAATCGCTCGTATTGTTGCCCTGACCGACCACACGGCCCGTCTTGGTGACATTCGAACCAGCTACCTCGCCGCCCTCGGCGTTCTGGCGTTTGATGCCGAACACGGCAAAGAACTTCTGCTTCGCCCATTCCCAACCGGATTGCATGGCGCTCCAGAAGGAGCTAGATACGCTTGCCGTACTAGCGCCGAACTGGGCGTTGTAGCTGCTTCCGTTCCATTGCCAACCCTGATTTGAAGCCGACCTCTTGGCGTTTGCGGCTCCTGCCGCGTCACCATCGAACGACGCGGTGGGATGCTGGGCACCCCAGTTGCGGGCGTTCGCATCGGCGCTGGCCTTCGCCGGTCCGGAATTGTCCTTCGCGTTCAGGTCGGCGGACGGAGCCAACTGGTCGTAGGCGTTGAGATTGCCTTCGACGTAATCCAACGTGGCTTTCGTCAGATCGTCGGCGTTCAGCTTGGTCGTGTAACCATTACCATCAGAACCAGCCTTGAACAGTTCGGCATGCTTCTTGACAATATCGGTGGCGACGATCGCCTGAGTGCCATCGGCATCAAGGACAATCGTGTACTTGCCGGAACCATCCGTACTGACGTTCTTGCGTAGCTCGTCCATCTTCGAGCTGACCTGATCCATGCTCGTGATGGCACCACTGTTGATGCCTTCGAGAATAGTCTGGAACACCGCCGTGTTGCCTGATCCGGGGAAGATGGCTCGCAGATTGCTCAGATATTGGGTGAGAGCGGTCTTGGTCTGCTCCGTTTCGGCTTTGAACAGGGTGGTGACCTCCTCGGGGGTCAGACCATAGATCTCCTGCAACCGTGTCGCGGCATCGGCGGGAACACCCATGTCGTGTGCGGTGGCGAGGAACTGCTTCGCCAATTCCGCCTGCTTGGCTTTCACCACGTCGGCGGACGCGCCGGACTCGACCATGCTCTTCAACAGGTCATGACCGGAATTGCCCAGATTCTCCAACGCGGATTGCGCCTCGCGACCGGCCTCGCTCATCGTGTTGAACGAGCCCGTCACGCCCTGGATGCCAGCAGCGTTCGCATCCCAAACCGGGCCGCTCTGCGCGGCCAACTGATTGACGCGGGCTATCGCATCCCCCATATTGGAATACGTTTCACCGTAGTCGGAAGCCGCGTTCAACGCATTCTGCTGAGCTGTGCGTTGACGTTCTGCCCAATCCGCAGCAGTCTGCTGAGCCTTGGCCAGCATCTGAGTACGTTCGGCCTGAGTGGAAATGGCGATGGACACCGAATCGGAATCCTCACCAAGCTTGATGAGCTTCGTGGCATAACCCTCCGCATACCCGTTCGCTTGGGCAATGGCCTCGGAATTGGCTATGTACTCGTTGCGCTGATCCTCAAGCGCGGTTTTCACCTTCTGCGCGGCCCTCGCCAGATCGGCGTTCTTGCCTATGCCATGACCGACGTTGACATTGTATTTCTCAATCGTCGCATCGAGCCGGTCAAGTGTCGCCTGGTATTCGGCCTGCGAACCGGTAACGGACTTGGTGAGATCGCTGACGTTGAGACCGAGCTTCTTGGCCGCGTCGCTCACCGAATCAAAACCCGTGGTCATATCCGACCACCAGTCGAACTTCGTGCCGGAATAATCCGTGTTGTCGAAATTCTCCTTGATGGCCTTGCCAACCTCGGTGATTCCCTCGGCTGCGGACTGAGCGGAATCCGGTACCTTCTCCAACGCGGTGCGAATGTTCTCGGACGCCTGCTCATTGGCCTGAGCGGTTTTCACATACTCCGAGTAGGCTGCGGTCACCACGGCCACGCCAGCGGTCACGGCGGCTCCGACCGGCCCGCCGAACGCGCCCAGCACGGCGCTGCCCGCGCCCTTGGCCAGAGCGCCGGTCTTTCCTAGCACACCGTTCGCGTTCCTCACACTGTCGGCTATGCCCTTCAACGACGGGTTGGCGGCGATGAAACCGCTGACCGCATCCTTCATGCTCGCGCCGGCGGTCTTGGTGGTCACGCCGAGCCCGTTCAACGCCTTCTGGTATTCGACCATGCGCAGCGTGTTCTCGACCAGACCGGTCTTCACCGTGTTCCAAGCGGTCATGCCCGCCTTGCCGAACGTGGCGTACAGGCCTATCGCGGCCTGAACCGGTTCGGGCAGCCTGCTGAACGCATTGGCGGTGGCCTCGGCGGCTTTGGCGACCGTGGTGATGAGCGGCGCGCTGGCCTTCAACGTGGCGGCAAGGGTACCGCCGAACGTCCTGGACAACTGGCCCACGGTCTTCAACAGCTGGTTGAACGCGGGGCTCGCGTCGCCAACCGCTGAGAACACCTTCTGGAAGCCTTCGGACACTCCCGACGAGAATCCGCTGATACCGTCCTTCGAGTTCTTCAGAAGACGGCTCGCGTTACGGGTGAACGAGCTGATCGTATTGCCCGCATCGGTGAACATGCCCGCAGTGGTGTCGCGCAGCTCGTAGGCTGCGGAACCGATGTCCGAGAAGGCGTTGCGCATCTCGTTCTTCGCGGCTTCCGCGCCCTTGGCCCACGCCTTGAGCGTGGTCTGGAATCTGGCGGAGTTCACCGCACGGTCGGCCTTGCCTACAGCCGTGCTGAACCCCTCGAGCCCGTTCTGGCTTTCCGCCAACGCGGAATACAGACCTGTGGCGATGCCCCACACGCCCTTGAACGAGTCCTTCAGATAACCGGCCTGTTCGACCACCTGCTTCATCGACGCGACGATCTCGCCGGTGGCTCGGGTCTTATCCACCCAGTCGGCGAACTTCGAGGCCATATCACTGAAATAGGAGGCGGCGCGAGGCAGGTACTGGCTGGTGCCGTCGCTCAAGCGGAGGAACGACTCCACCACGCTCCGCAGTCCCGGATTGAGATTGTCCACGGCCTCGGAAGTACGGGAGAATATGGTGGACAGCTCGCCGGCCTTGTCGGACTCGCGGATGATGTCCGCCAACCCCTCGACCACCTTGCCCTCGCTGGACGCGATGCCGGTCATGCCGGGGATAAGCGTGCCGCTCACATCGTCCATCAGGCTTCTGATGGCTGGACGCGCCTTCTCGTAGAACGCCTCGTCCATGGCGTCGCCGAAACCGGCGAGCTTCGTCGTGGCGATGTCGATCTGGTCGCTGAACGTGGTGCCTTTTTCGCCCCACGCATGTTTGAGCACGACGAACGCCGCACCCAAGCCGGTGATGGCGGCGGGAGCCGCGAACGCGGCCTTGCTCATGGCTCCGAGACTGGCGGCGACGCCGAGCACGCTGGAGGAGAGGTTCACCGCGCCGGCGGACACTCCGCCGATGACGGCGCCCACCGCACCCAGTATGGGAACCTTCGTGTCCAACGTGTCGAACAGGTTCACCAATCGCTGGAACTGGTTGTTGACGCCGCGAAGGCCGGTGGCCCCGTAGAGCATGCCGTCGATGAGCTTGCCCATGTCCGTGGCATGCAATCTTGCGTAGATCTCCACGCTGCGCGGGCGGGTCAGGTACATGAGGTGGGCGGAAGCCGCAGCGGACTTGAGGTCGAGGTCCATCTCCAGCTTGTCGTGGTCGTTCTGGAAATCACGGGCCTTGCGCCGCGCCTCGCTCACATCGAGATCGAGGTTCGCGACGTATTTGAAGTCCTTGTCACGTCCGGCGAGATGGCCGGCTGTGTTCATGCGGTCGATGGCCTGCCTGTAGGAGTCCTCTATCTCCTTGGGCAGGTTCACGTAACGGCGGCGAAGGTCGTCCAGCTCGCGTTTGAGCTTGTCCGCGCCGTCCGTGTAGAACTTGACGCGGGCTTCCTTGCGGTTCAGCTCGTCGGTCTTGCGGGCCACGTTCTCGAGGTCGGAAATGACCTTCGCGTAACGGTCGATGTCGATGCGAATCTTCGCGCCCGGATCGTTTTCAAGCTGTTTGATATCGCGCCTGATGCGGGCAATGGCGAGGTTGGCCTCTTTCATCTCCACGACGTTCGAACCCAACGGTTTGAACTTGAGAATCGCGTCCTGCAGGGTGCGGATACGACGCTTCGTCTTATCCAGCACGTTGATTTGCCGGTCACCGTACTTGCGGGTGAGCGTGGACGTCTTGTCCATCGCGTCGCCGTACTGCTTCACCAGCGTCTTGTTGTGCTTGAACTTGGCGGAACTCGTATCGACCGAACGGTTGAACTTCTGGAAGGAACGGTTGGCTGCTTCGACCCTCTGACGCAGGGAACGCAGGTCGCGCAGCTGCTTGGTCAGATCGACCTTCGGGGAGATGTCACGCTCCTCGATATCCTGCACGGCCTTGCGCAGCGCGCTCGTATCGCCTCGCACCTCGACGGTCTTGGAGAGACGGTCGTTGTTGATGCGCCGTTTCGCCGCCGTCCAGTTCGCGTCGTCCACGTCGATGTTCAGCGGAATGGTGAGACTGTCATCCGCGTACTTGGCGAGCTTGCGGCGCAGTTCGAAACCGAACTCCGTGGTGTCCGGGTAGATGCTGATGCCAACGGCACCGCCCTCGTATACTGCCATCGGCGAACCTCTTTTCGGTTATCAGGAGGAGAACAGGGCCTTCATCGAATCGAGGCTCGCCTCGACCGGCTTTTCCGGCTGCTCCGTGTCCGGGGGAAGAATCGGCGTGAACTCGGGGTGCTTGCCGTTCTTGGTTTCCATGAGCCCGCACGTCAACGCGCCCACATGGTTGAAAATGCCCAACAGGAGGCTCGTGTCCTGCGAATAACGGTGATAGGAGAGCATGCGCCGTGATTCGCCCTCATCGGCGGTCTCGGATCGCATGGGATGATTCAGCAGCCATTCGCGGTACAGGGACTCGTCATAACCCGACAAACCCTGCAGGAGCCTTACGAGAAACCCGCCGTCATACTCGTGGATGGCGGCGGGCATATCAAGGTTGTAGAAGCGTCTGAAGTCGCAGGTCAGTTCGACCGGGCAGTTTCGGTAGGCGTCCTCGACGCTTCGGATTTTCCCAGTTCGACCCTGTAGAACATGCTCAGGGCAAGGAACGCTGAGAACAGGACGTTGCCGTCACGGCCCGTGGCCCACTGTTCGTAAGCCTTCTCGTCCTTGGCAAGACCCTTGTAGAAATCATTGGAGATGGATACGACGCGGGCGACGAGCAGGGCTGCGTCCATCGGATCATCCTTGGCGTCGAGCCCCGGCATCTGAGTGTCGAGAAGCGTGAGAAGCACCGTGAAATCAGCGGACTGCTCCGCGTTGAAGTCGTATGCGGGAACCAGCTCTGGAAGCCCCTTCAACTCCGGGTATTCCTCGACAAGCTGGCCGAAAGTTTCGGGAAACTCCTTCTTCGGAGTCTCGGTGTCGTTTTTCTTGGCGGTCATTGCCGTCCTCCTATCCGTGAAACCCTATCCGTGAATGAAGAATCCCCATACGGCCCGGATAGGAGAACCGTATGGGGATGAATCAATGTCAGGCGGTGGGAGCCGGCAGCTTCACCCCGCCGAGAGTGGAAGGCTGGCCCGCGAGCCGGATATCCTTGCCAGCCTCGACTGTGGCTGGCGGGTCTCCACCATCCGCAGCGCGGATGGCTGCGGACCCTACTTGAAATCCTCCGGACTGAACAGCGCGTAGCCTCCAGTCTCACCGTTCGGGCCCTTCTTCAGGGCATCGGTGGACTTGACCACCGCGTTGAAGCTGAACTCGGCGAACTCGTCGCCGGTCAGGTCGATGGTGTCGAACGTGAAATCGGTCTCCGGCAGATACAAGCCGAAGGACAGTTTGTCGCCGTCATCGTAGGCGAGGACGAACAAGGCGAGCTTCTGCACGATCGGCTTGATGGGCACGATCACGCCGCCGTGGTCACCATCCCAGCCGCCGGTGACCTTCTTCAACGTCGCCTTGTCTCCCTGGACGCTGGCGCCGCTGACGGTGATGGTCGGGGCTTCGGTGGAAGTGCGTGCGGCGGCCATCAGCCACGTGTCGATGGTGGTGGTGTCGCCGCCGTCCTTGCTGAAGCTGATCTTGTTGGAATTGGACGTGTGGCCGAGATTATCCCAAACGGGAGTGTCCGCGGTGCCGACCTTCACGCTACCGGAGTTCAACAGAAACTGTTTGACGCCGGCAGTCGGGATGGCGGTCTTGGCCGGGGCCGTGAACACGGTTCCTCGCGCGGCCTGAAGCAGCGCATCGCCGTTAATAGCCATGATGGTTCCTTTCGGATATTGGATTTGGGTAAAAGAAAAGGGCCGGCCATGTGGCCGACCCCTGTAGGTCAGATGAGGTCCCGCGCGTCCATTGATGCGTCGAAACCGTATTCTTTGATGTTCTTGCCTTGGTTCTCCTTGGCGTCGCTGCGACGCTGTGGGGAATCAATGCTGTTGATGCGGCTTATCTTGCCCGCCGAGGTCTTCTCCTCGAACGGCCATCCCATGACGGTGCGGTACAGGTCGCGGGCAAAACCGCTCGGATTGTTCGTGTCGGCGGCGAGAACGGTGAACGATACGGTGAACCGCCACAAGCCCCTGTCAACCTGTTGGCCGGGAGACACCTCATAGAGAATCACCCGGCCGTTCTCGGTCACGGCGTTCAGGTCGAGGTCGATTTCGCTGTACACTGCGACCGACGCCCAATCCTCGTTCGGATATTCACGGTTCAACAGTTCGTAGACGACCTGTTCGGCGTCGATGCTTTCCCTCACATCGATGGCGAGGTGTTTGAAGATGTTGTCCATGACGGCCTACACCTTCAGCTTCGACGCAACGTTGCGCATGGAATGCATGCCGGCCAAACGACGTCCGGCACGATTGTTGACGTAACCGAACTCCAAATGCGAGGCGATTTCCGTTCCCTCACGGCCTTTGACGCTGAGAACGACCGAATGGTCCTGCGCATGGCCGGGGCGGACGGAGACGTCGATGCGATCCGTCAAGTCCGCTCGCGCCACCGCATGATTACGGTCGTCAACCGTTCCAACCCCCATCTGCGTTTTGACCATGACGGCCGCTTTCTCGGCTGCGGCGAGGGTTATCGAGGGGCCGAACATGAGCGCCACGTCACGGCCTATCCCCGGTCTGATGGTCACGCGGCCCATCGGCGCCCACCTCCTTCGACCATACGGGTTCGGGAATGCCGCCGGGCACGTAGCCGCCGATGACCACGCGACGGCAGCGAACCTCCCAATGACGGGAAAGCACGCTGCCGCTGCCACGCCATGTCGGATAGCCATCGGCGTCATACCAGTCGCCCTTGTACCAGATACGCGAATGAATATCACCGGGCCACTGGCGTGCGAGAATCTGCAAGGGCGTGACCTCCTGAAGGCCCCCGCCGTTCTGCCCGGAAGGACTCTTGTCCTCGGCGCCACTGATGGAGAACATGCCGGCCTGCTGCGCCCGGCCTTCGACCGAACACACGACCTTCACCGGGTCGCCGACCTGCTCGTGATAGCCTCCATGCGCGTCCTGCACATGACGACGGTTGACCACGATCACGTAATCCGTATCGAACAACTGTTGGACGCCATGGCCGGTCAATTCCGTACGGTCGTACAGGTGACCTCCGCCCAGCTCGTCGATGTCCACCCCGTCGTAGAGGTGGCCCATGTCATAGGTCTCCATAAGCGCCTCACATGCCGTAGGCGCGGTCGAGACCCATATGCACGGTACCCATCGGGCCCATCGAGTCGGAATGGCCTTCCAGCAGCGCCTTCTCACGTTTCGACACGTACAGGTTCATGGAACCGTCCTTGCCGGGCGGATTGTCCTGCGCATCGAAGTTCGTATACGAGTAGCTGCCGTTCGATTCGGTCTTGAACTGCCGGTAGCGGACGACACGCAACACCATCTGGCTCACCACATAGCCAAGCGTGCGCTCCTTCAACAGGCCGTTCTGATAACGCGGGGCCACGTTCTGGCATTCAGCCTGAACCATGTCGGCAGCGACCCCGCACTCATTGAGCAGCCATGCGTTGGGAAACCGGTCAAGGAGAAGGTCGGGCTGGTCGAGCGCGTTGACACGCAACCATTTCAGCCAGTCGATGGAATCGATGGAAGCCACGACCCCTCCTTACTATCCGAGGACGGAAGCCTTCGCGGTGCTGACGGCCTCCTGCAGGATCGGCATCATCGTGCCGTTGGCCCACAGGTCGTACTTGACCGGGGCGCCACCGGAGAACATGGCTCCGATGAAACCGTCGTTCACGCTCTTGTTGATGCCGTATTCGGGATCCTGTCCTTCTGCTGTCGGGCCGGAGGCGGTGAAACCAAGACCCGTATCGTTGAACGACGGGAACATGATGAACGTGCCGTTGGGGATCAGCGTGTTCGTGTCCACCGGCATCTTGAAGCCGTTGTTGACCTCAAGGTCGGTGTACAGCACGTCGATCATGCGCACGTCGACGAGGCCGCAGGCGGTACGCAGCACGTCCAGCACTTCGGCGCGGGTCAGGCGCGGCTTCGAATTGGCAAGGGAAACGCCCGTGTATTCGGTGATGAACGACTCGTTGGTGCGCAGCGCGTCGATGACCTTGCTGGTGGTCAGCGCGGCACCCGGAGTACGGCCACGCTCCTTCTTGATGGCGTCCACCCACTTCTGCACGTCGGTGACCGGATCGGACTTCACGTCCGACCAGAGTTTGGCGGGAGTGAGCTTGGAGATGCTGGTCGGACGGTCGAACGTCCACGTGTTGGCCTTCAGGCCGTTCTCCTCGACGGTGATCTTCGCGTCCACCATGGCGGCGATGCGGGCCAGTTCGATGCGTACGGCGGCTTCCTGGCCCAACTGGGTGAGGATTTCCACGGCCTTGTCATGCAGCCACGTGGAATCGCCCGTGTGGTTGATGACGTCGCGTTCGGAGATGTGGCCCATCTTCGACAGCGGGATAAGGCCCGTGTAGTTCTCGCCGGACTGGGCGACGGTCTTGCCGTGAGCGGCCTCCGCGTCCCAGGCGCGGAACTTCATGGCGTCGGTCTCCTTCGGCGGGATGATCTTCTGCCACGTCACCGTGTCCTTGCCGTCATTCGACTTGACGGGGAACACGGAGCCGAACGGCAGCAGGCCGTCGATGAAATCGAAGCCGGACTGCACCACACCCGACGCCTCGGACGGGCTGATGATGTTCTTTTCCAGGGTTCCACTCATTGAGGGTTCCTTTCAGATATACGAAAGCCCGCCACAATGGGCGGGCTTATAAGGGTTGTTGGATTGGTTACTTGGCGATGCCGGCTGTCTTGAGTGCGGTCACGATGTCCGCCGCGCTGGCGCCCGCCGCGATGGTCACCTGCTTGACGCCGCCGAGCGCGTTCGCCGTGGCGGCGGGCAGCG